GTCTTCCAAGTGGGTCTCTACCTCTTGCACTACCATCTTTACTATATTTACTTACTTCTTTAGGTCTTCCAGCACCCTCGAATCCACCCTCAGGTGCTCCACCCTCATCTTGGTCAAAGATTGAACCAGCTACATCATCATCTTCACCACCACCCTCTTCAGTAGCAGCAGAGGCCATATCACTTGGTGTTCCAACTGATTCACCTGATGCCTGTGGGTCATTACCCTCAACAGATATTTGTTCAAATCTAAATTTCTGTTTTTGGTCTTCTACCAACTCTTTATCCATTTCCTTGATTTGGTCATCAGAGAAATTAAATATGTGTTTGTAAATCCACTCTGTACTCATCATTTGATTATCTTTCATATCACGAGCAAGATTGATTTTATTACTCCACAATTCTATTTTCTCTTGTTCATAAATTGTAGATGGACTTGTTAAACTCAATTCAAAGTTTACCAACTCAGCATCTGTATATCCTTGTGAATATAAATGAACAACCGCAATCTTAGTTAACTCACTAACAAGAATTCTTTGAACTCTTTCAATAGTTCTAGCAAATCTTACATCTTCTGCCGCTAATGTGGCTTTACTACCAAGTGATTCTTCATATCCCAAGAATGCTTTTGGTACATGAAGTGCCGCAAGTAATCTGTTTTTTAAATACTCAATATCATCAGTAGTTTCATATTGCATACCAGGTAGTGATTCAATGTTTGTTCCACTATCTCCACCACGAACTGGCATAAAGAAGTCCTCTGTTAAGTTCTGTATGTTGAACTTCAAATTATAATCACCAGTCGCATCATCAATAAATGGTGTTTTCTTCATCTTGTTGATAATTCTTTGCATATAGTTATCAACTTCATTTGGTGGTATGTTTCCAATATCCACTTTGAAGATTCTCTTTTCTGGAGCTCTCATAATTCTATGAATCAACATAGCATCTTCCATAAGAGTTAATTGTTTCCAAACTTTTCTACCACTTTCTAAAATAGATTTACCATAAGGTATTAAATTACTATCACTCGCCAATCTGAAGTGTGCGATTTGGAAGTTTTCAAACTCAATCTTTTTACCCTTTGTTGTACGAGCAAAATAAGGATGATTTTTTTCAACCGCTTCCATATAGAATTTAACATAATAAGGATTTTCAGGGTCCTCTCCCTCTGAACGAACTAATTCATAAGGTGAGATAGGTACAACATTAGTAATACCATACTTATCCTCTACATCCAAGTACAAAAAGAAATCACCATATTTAACAAGGTTTCTTGTCCAAGGCCATAAATTAAATTCGATATTCATAATATCGTAGAATAAATTATGTAGAATTTGTTTTATATTATCATTATCACTTTGAATTTCCAACACTTGTCCGTATGGATTTTTCATTGTACATTCATCGGCGTAAATATCAAGAGCAGATGCAATAATAGAATCCGCCTCCATACTTTCGTAATCTTTAAACAATCCTAATCTCGCCGCTTGTAATTGTGCGAATGTAGAATATCCACTATTCACCAAATCTAATCCACTATGTAGTTTAGAATATCTATCCACTAAATGTGATTTAGTCATTGATTGTATTTGTTCGGTATCCGCTACTTTTAGTTTTCGTCCACCGACATTTCTTACGATAACATTTGTAGAAAATAATCTTCTCAATCTTCCAAATAATGTTGTATCTGCCATTTTTTACCTCACTTCTATAAGAGCCACTCTAAGGACTCTTTTTTCTTGTTTACTTCCCAATCCCAACTATCGTTTTTATCGATATCGTCATTGGTGTATAAACCCTCAGTATCATTCATTCTACTAAGAGTTTTTTTTGTTAATTCAATTCCCTCAGTTCGTAATCTTAATGCAGTATCACGAACCCATAATCCGATAGCAAATGACATAACTAAATCATCATTATATCCTACCATTGCTTCGGCTCTATTATTATTATAGATGAAAGTAAATAATTCATCAATCAAACGATTTGAACGAACCACTACACTTTCCTCTCTAAAAAATTCTTCAAGTTTTGCAATAATTAATGGTCTGGTTTTCATTGTTGTACTGAATCCAGCCACCATATTCTTTTCTTGAGCTCTGTATTTATTTGTCATCTGATGTTGTACATCGATGTATTGTAAATCTTTACTCGTATAAAATAGATTAGGATAATCCCTATCTATTACTTGTTGGATGGTTGCCCAACCAATATTATTGTTTTCTATAATTAGTAAGGCATCGTTATATTCTGTTGAAATACTCACTAACATATTACCAAAATCTTTAGTACTCATCCTACCTTTGTACTCCGCAACTTGTTCTACATTCTCCACATCAATGACATGAAATGCGGAATAGTCTGCTGAATCACCTCTACCAACATCAGCACATACGATATAATCTCGTGTATAATTTGGTGGTTTCCAAACCCATAGATTTCCATCTATTCCTCTCTTTTCTATTGGGTCTTGTTGATGTGCTTTTCTACATTTTTCCAATACAGTACCCTCAATAACTGAAGTACCAGAAGTAATAAAATCACAATCACACTCTTGTGCTGCACCTTGTAAACCTAATAATTCATCTTGTTCAGCTCTCCACTCTTGGTTTCTTTCAGGATGTACAGTCCAATGAAGTTTGATATCATTAAACATTCCTCTACCCTCTTCGGCCTGTACCCAAGTTTGATGAAACCAATTACCCACACCATTAGGTGTAGAAAGAGCGATACAACTACCACCAGTCGTTAGTGTTTGTTGTGATGCAGTCCATATCTCATCAATCTTATCAATAAAGGCCGCCTCATCAAGTATCAATAGTGATAACGCTTCTGAACGAGCAGCTTCAGCTGAAGATGCAACTGCTTTAATCTGTGAACCATTAACATATCGTAGTGATAATTTATTATCCTCAACACATTTTTGTTTCAACCAACTTGGTAAATTTGCATGCATAACACGAACCTTTGTTACCAAGTTTTTTGCAGTATCTTGTTTAGTTGCAATAACAAGAATATTTTTATCTTGAAAGAATGTCATCTGCCATAAAGAGTAACCAGCAGTTAATGTACTGATACCCAACTGACGAGCTTTCAAAATAATATTAAATCTTTCCTTTTGAAATTCCCTTACTGTAGTTTCTTGAAAGGGATATAAACTAAAAGGAACCTTGCCCTTAATTGGATGTTGAATCATACAATACTTTTTTAAAAAGTAGACAGGGTCTTGAGCACACTTAATATACTCTTGTTTGATTACTTCTTTTATCTGTTCTGCCATTATTTTAGTTCGCCTGCAAGTTTAACCGAAACCGAAGTTGCGGCAACACCATAAACAAACCATAACCATTTGTTTTCGTGCCACTTAGGTTTCACTACTTTCACTTTTTCTTTATACAG